GTCTACCGCTGGGCGGCCGGGCAGTTCGGTTCCGCAGACCGGCAATTGGGGAAGGTGCTGGTGCTGGCGCTGGGGTTCGGGATGGGGGCGGTAAAACTACGGGAACAGGCCTGGAAGTCGTATGGGGTGCGGATGACCGCCGGCGAGGCCGAGCGGTTCAAGACCGAATGGCGGCGCAGCAATCCCCGGATCGTCGCGTTCTGGTATGCGATGGAGGACGCCGCGAAGGCGGCGATCCTCAGCCACGGCCGGGTGGTTGCGGTCGGCGGCTCGGGAGTGGCGTTCACCTGCAGCGCCCGGACCCTGCAGATGCGGCTGCCGTCGGGGCGGGTATTATACTATCAGCGGCCGCGGCTGGACCACGTGACGGGGTCGATTTGTTACTGGGGCACCGAAGTCGGCGGCCGCTGGGCGGAGATGCGGACGTGGGGCGGCAAGCTGGCGGAGAACGCCACCCAAGCCGCGGCGCGCGACATCATGGCCGAGGCGATGTTGCGGGTGTGGCGGCGGCGGCAATATATCCCCCTTATGACGGTGCACGACGAGCTGGTCTATGGCTGGGCACGGGACCACGACGCGAGCGCCTTACAGGATCTGGAAAATCTGTTGCTGGAACCGCCACCGTGGGCCGGCGGGCTACCCTTGGCTGGCGAGAGCAAGCTGATGCGGCGTTACAGCGTGCGGGTGGATAAGCCCACCGGGACAATTGCCAAAGCGGCCTGAAAGGGCTGATCATGAAGGCTCTGGCCTACCAAAAGGAACGGCCCCCGTGGTTGCGCACAGGGGCCAAGCCTTGAGGATGTAAATCACTTCCCGTCAAGAAAAGGAATTACAACGTGCCTCATGATAGCGATATTGCGCGGTTTCTCCAAGCCCTTTTTCCAGACCACGGTCGCCACGGCATTTTTGCCCACAGTGTGGCGCCTGCGGGAATGGCGCATAGTCGTGATGCGGCCGAGCTTTCCAGCAGCAGGGATTGCTACTGGTCGATCGCGGCTTTCCCTGATGACCGCGACACGACACGGACGCTGGCGCGAGCCGTGGCGGTGCGGGCGCTGGTGATCGACGATGTCGGGACCAAGGTGTCTGAGGGAGCGGTACGGCTGGCGTTGGGCGATGCTACCGCCGTGGTCGAGACGTCTGCGGGTAACTTCCAATGGAGCTATCGATTGCCGGCACCGGTTGCGGTCGGTGACTGGGCCAGGTTGTTCGCCACCGTCGAGACGCTGGTCGGGCAGAAGCTGGAGGGGCGGGATGCGGTGCACCTGTTCCGGCTGCCGTGCGGCGTCAACACCAAGCCAGGACGGGGCGCCTTCGCGGTCAAGTTGGCGCAACTTAATCCCGGAATTGCGTTGAGCGGAATTGTCCCAGCCGCCGCACCCGCAGGGCTCGGACCTTCGGCGCCGACGCCGCGGATTCGGGAGATCCAGCAACTGTTGGCGCTGATCCCCAACGACGACGTCGACTATGACGGCTGGATCGCGCGGGCGCATCAGATCAAGGCGTTGGCGCTCGACGCAGAGGACGGGGCGGCGGCGTTCGAGGCGTGGTCGCGGAAGTCGCGCAAGTATGACGGCGATGAAACGGCACGGCGCTGGGCTACCGTGCGGCCTTCGCGGACAGCGGGGCAGGAGCTGCTCAAGGATGCCGAGGCGGCGGACCCGAAGGCGTTCGCGCAGATCATGAACGCCGAGGCCAGGGCGGTGTTTGACGACGGCGAGGACCTGACCGTGGCGACGGCAGGGGGATCATCAGCAGGGAGCGTCGAGTTCTTTGTCGATCAAGAGCGGTCGTCGATCGAAGTCGTGAAACACTTTGCGGGGCGGCTGCGCTGTGTTGGACGCGGCGACTGGCGCGAATTCGACGAAGGCACCGGACGCTGGCGGGAATGGACCGGGGAGCACATGTTGCGGCGGGTGCTGGAGCTGGTGCGGGAACGCAAAGGGAAGGCGCTGGACCCAGAGGTCGCCAAGAAGCTGGCCTCAGTGAAGTTCATCGAGGGGATTGCGCGCGCGGCCGCCTTGCATGTGTCGGTGCTGGCCAAAGCGACGGACTTCGACCGGGTGCCATTGTTGCTGGGGGTGCCGTCTGGGGTGATTGAGTTGCGGCCGGGGGCGTCACGGAGGGTGCGGCGAGGGCGAGCGTCGGAGATGGTGTCGAAAGCGATGTGGGTCGATCCGGCACCGGCCGGGACGCCTTGTCCGGAGTGGACTCGGTTCCTGGCCGAATTCACCCGGCAGGATCCATCGTTGGTGGAGTGGCTGCAGGTGCGGGCCGGCTACTGCCTGACCGGGTTGATGGACGAATACATTATGCCGTTCTACCACGGCTCGGGCGGCAACGGCAAAAGCGTGTATCTGAACGCGCTGCGCTCGGTGTGGGGCGAGTATGGGGCGCAGATCGAGCACCGGCTGCTGTTCGAAAAGACCGGCGGCTACCACCTGGCGCCGTTGGCGGTGTTGGCAGGGGTGCGGCTGGCGATCGTCACCGACGTGCCGCAAGCGGCGTCATGGGACGTGCACATCATGAAGATGCTGACCGGCGACGACGCCATTACGGCCAACCGCATGCATCAGAACCCGATCACGTTCAAGTCGACGGCGAAGGTCGATGTGTCCGGCAACGGCGAGCCGGTGGTCAAGGACATGGACGAAGGGGTGCGGCGACGGCTGAAGCTGATCCCGCTAACGGCACAGCCTAAGGTGATCGACAAGCAGTTGTCGCGGAAATTGCTGAACGAATATGAGGCGATTTTGTCGTGGGCGCTGGCAGGGCTGGACAAGTACTGGGCCTTGGGTGGGCTACCGGCATCCAGCACGGTCGATGAGGCGACGCGCGAATACCACAACATGCTGGATCCGTTTCAGAGATGGTTGGATACGGCAGTCGCGGAAGATCGATCGTTGGGGGCCAAGGTATTCGCGATAGATTTGTTTCGGTCATGGGATGCTTTCCGCAGCGGCGAAGGGCGACACAGCGTAAACCCTACCAATGTGTCTGCGTTGGTTCGCAAGATGAAAGACAAAGACTTCGGTTTCAGCACGCTAGACGGACGAGCCTGTCTGAGGGGGTATAAACTTAATAAGAACGACCCCTTTAACGTGTTTTGAAGTGGGCTAAGTGGGCTAAGTGGCCGATTTCAGTATTCTATCTATTATGTGCGCGCGGTCGCGTATAGGTTAAAATAAAACGTGTAGGGGAGAATACTGAAACCGGGCACTTAGCCCACTTAGCCCACTTATATGCCCGTTAGCGTGCAGATACGACCGCGTGGCTGCGCAGGCGTGGTTTTACGGCCTTTTTCCGTGCCGCATAGGCCGCGAGGAGCTTTTCGACGCGCGCTGCCAGCATCAAGGTGGCGGCGCTTTGCGCTGGTGCCGCTGCCGTATAGGTCTGTAAGACTTGCTCAAGTTGCGCCTTCAGTTGCTGATGGCGCAAAGCGAATTCGATCAGGTCGGCGTTCTTCGCGGATGCTGAGAGTAAATCCTTCTCGGCGAGAAAGGCCGGCCATGCCGGATGGGCCTTGACGCGGGCGCGGATCTGGCCACGGAGCGAGGTCGGGATTGGGATATTTTGGGTAAGCATCTTGGGTTTTCCTTAAAGCGTTTTTGTTAGATAATCGTGAGGGGGTTGAATGTCAACCCCCTTGACTGTTGTTGTTAATCGCTGCAGCCTTGGTCGGCCGGGCAACGGGGCCAATGCTGTTCGGGGAACAGCATCTCGCCGCAGAAGGACTGGCCGTTGACGGTGATCCAACCATGACGGTAGTTGAAATCAGCGTCGTTGACCTGCGGGCCATTGCGGAAGTCCTGTTCGATCACGGCGGTGATGCGAGCGTTGTAGAGGGCGCGAGCGGTTTCGAGGGTTTGCAGCGACTGATAGGCGGCGGTGACGGTTTTCTGGTTCGGGCTGCTCGGGTAACAACGCAGCGCCAGGGTTTGCAATTTCGAGATTTTGAGCGATACTGTGGCGTCGCTGGCAAGGATTTTGTGGATAGCGGTTGCGATTTTCACGGTGTTTGTCCTTGGTTTTCGATGGATCCAAAGATAGCCACAAAGGGGTTGATTGTCAACCCCTTTGTTTGAGAAAATATCAGATGATAAAAGTTCCTGCATTAATTCCTACGAGAGGAGGCCGACATAAGCAGCGCGGCGTTGTGTTGCTTGGTGTTGAGCTAAGAGACGCCAGAGAAGAGATGTTCGTGATCATGGTCTGCGATGGCTTACCTTTGAGGTTGGCGTATAAGCGGGCGGGTTTCGAGAGCAAGGATAACAACGCGCCTTCCAAGCTTTTCAGTTTGCCGCGTGTGCAAGAGCGGGCGAATAGGATCCTCGAGGCGAGACGGACCACGGGCGTTGTGACCTTGTCTGAGGTGACCAGCATGTTGCAGCGTGTCTTTGCCGGTGCTCACGCCGCGGAGGAGTACTCAGCCGCGCATAATGCTGCGTTCAGCTTGGCGAGGCTGTACGGTCACGTCACCGACAAGGCGACGCTCGAGGTTATTCGCCGGCCAAGCCGGGACCCGGACGCGCCGAGCGAGCAGGTTTTGAGCGATTGGGTGGCGTCGTTACCGGTGGTTGGATCGAGCCCCGCTGCGGATGGGGCTCTAGAAGGCCCGTCTCGCGGCGTTCCCGCCGCGCCATTAGGGCCCGAGCCCCTGCCGGTTGACAGTGCGGCGGATCGTTCGGCGCAGGTTGCGCAGGGCCCCGAGCCTCAGGGCCCGGGCCCTCAGTCTGATTTATTCAACGATGTCAATGGCTTAGACGTGACGCGGGGGATGGAAATCGGAAACGGGGCCCCAACTCGGCCGGTAACTGGGACCCTCAGCGCGTGCGCACGCTCCGGTCTATTGGCGCCCGCCCCTAGTAGGCGTGCACGCCCCGGCCTATTAGAAAACGGGTCCCCTTTTACCGATGAGGGTACCACAACCCCCACAGGGGGCGATTACCCCAGCGCGGAACAGCTGTTTTGAAATCGACCCAAGCCATGCGCGATCGCTGCCGTGAATTGTCGACGCCAAGTGACGATTACGACCGCGCCGTGATCTGCATTCTCGATGATTTCGCAACACTACTGACGCAGCTCGACCACAACACCACGACCATGGAGTTGGCCCGCGCCCGCATCGAGGCGCTGCAGCGTCAATTGGCCGCTCGGCTCACCGCATGAAGATCATCACCGGCTTCAAACCACAACCGGGACCGCAGCACCACTTCCTGACCTGCCCTGCCGATATTGTGGTTTACGGTGGTGCACGCGGAGGTGGTAAAAGTTTTGCGAGCCTCGGCGAGTTCTGGTGTCACGCCGAGGACTGGGGTCCGCACGCCAAAGGCCTGATGCTGCGTCGCTCCAGAGAAGACCTCAAAGATACCATCGACATGGCGCGCCAGATGTACGGCACCGCTGCCGAATGGAAGGACAAGGAGAAGCAGTTTCGCTTTCGCAACGGCGCAGTATTTCACATGGCGTACTTAGAAAACGACGCTGACGCGATGAACTACCAGGGCTGGTCTCTCACCCGGGTTTACGTCGAAGAACTGACCCAGTACGCCAGCCCTACCGGAATTTTCAAATTGTTCGCGACCCTGCGCACCCCATCGGGTGCCCGCTGCCAGTTTCGCGCCACCTGTAATCCTGGCGGCCCGGGTCATCATTGGGTCAAGCAATGGATCATCGACAACGGCGCCTACAAACCGGTCAAAGACCTCGAGACCAATCTCATTCGAATTTTCATTCCGGCCAAGATCTCCGACAACCCGGCGCTGCTGGATCACGACCCGGCCTACCTCAATCGCTTGCGCGCTTCCGGCAGCCCGGCGCTGGTCAGAGCTTGGCTCGAGGGCGATTGGAACGTGATCGAGGGCGCGTTCTTCCCCGAGTTTGATCCTTTAAGGCACGTCATCCCACCGCTGCGGATGCCGCTGCATTGGACCCGCTTCCGAAGCATGGACTGGGGCTCGGCCACCCCCTTCAGCATCGGCTGGTGGGTGGTGATCCAAGACGATACCATCCACGACAACAAACGCCTGCCGAAAAACTCCATCGTGCGCTATCGCGAGTGGTACGGCGCCTCAGGCCCCAACAAAGGCCTGCGGTTGCCGGCAGATGCCGTTGCCAAAGAAGTCGTCAGGAGGGAGACCGATGGCCGAGGATTTCGAGAGCCGATCGCCTACGGCATCATGGACCCTGCCGCCTTCGCGGTCGTGTCAGGTCCGAGCATTGGTGAGACGTTTGCACGCTGCGGCGTGTTCTTCCGGCGTGCCGATAACTCACGTG